CGCGTGTACCTATATTGTCAAAATGGAGTAAGTGAAAATGGCAGGCAGACCAAGGAAACCAAAGGCTAAAAAGGTTCTCCAGGGAACATTCAGGGCAGACCGTAACCCAGTTAACGAGCCGGCTGTTGAACCTATTATTAATCTTCCCGTTTCGCCTGTATCACTTAACCGATGGGGTACAAAATACTGGGATGAAACAATTTCACGATTAGTAGATAGTGGAATTTTAATGACCATTGACCTTGGAGGGTTTGAAATAATCTGTGCATGCTGGGGAAGATATAAAGAATCAGAATATGATATAGCACATGATGATGATGGAAAGAAAAGAACTACCAGGGAGTATAGAAAAGAGCGTGGATATTCCCGGCGCAGCATGCCGGAGATGCAGGAGCTAAGGGAGAATTGGGAACAGTATTCTAAATTATGCAAAGAGTTCGGGTTGACTCCCGTATCAAGAAATAGAATTGACCTACCGGAAAAGATTACAGAAGTAGATCCTATTGAGGTGTTGTACAAGGATAAGAATGGCTGAGTTTACCGCTGAAAATTATATACATGATGTACTCAATAATGAAGTTACTACTTGCAGGCTTGTCAAGCAGGCAGTCAAGCGTCACGTAGAAGATCTACAGAAACAGAACACAGAAGAGTTTCCCTACTACTTCGATCCATCCGCAGCTGAAAATAAAATCAGCTTTTCTCAAGGCTTGCGGCATACAAAAGGAGTCTGGGCGAAACAGCAACTTAAACTTACTCTCGAACCGTGGCAGCAATTCTGTGACTGGGTTGTATTCGGCTGGAAGCGTACGGGATCGGGGCTTAGAAGGTTTACGAAATCTTATATTGAGGTAGCAAGGAAAAACGGAAAAACTGCCTGGAAATCTACTGATGCCAATGTCATGTTTTTCATGGACGGGGAAGCCGGTGCAGAAGTGTATTTTTGCGCGACCAAACGGGATCAGGCCAAGATTGCCTGGGGTGATGCCGAGGCACAGATCAGAAAAAATCCTTTCCTAAAATCAAAGACTACCTTGTACAAGATGAACTCTACCATAAAACTGAACGATAGTAATTCGACCATGCGGCCGATCGGACAGGACTCTGATACAGAAGATGGGTTGAATCCTAGTTTCGTGTTGGTAGATGAATATCATGCCCATAAGTCGGCTGATTTATTAAACGTGATGCAGGATGGAATGGGCGCGAGATCTCAACCGTTGCTTTCCATTATCACTACCGCAGGGTTTGACAAGAACCTGCCCTGCTACAACGAAGAGAGAGCTTTGGTAGTCGGGATCCTGGAAGGAACCATTGAACCTAGACCGGAAAATGTATTCGGGATTATTTATACCCTTGATGAAGGCGACGACTGGACAGACGAAAAGAACTGGATCAAGTCCAATCCGAACCTGGGCGTTTCGGTTAATCAGGACTTTCTGAGAGAGCAGGTCAAGCAGGCTTTAGCATCCCCGTTAAAACAGAATTCAGTCAAAACAAAGAACTTTAACATCTGGACGCAAGTGGCCTCCCGTTGGATCATGGCCGAGAGCTGGGATGCCTGCAAGGGGAAAATACCCGATTTAATCGGCAGAGATTGCTATTGTGGATTAGATTTATCGACCACTACCGATATAACCGCATGGGTCAAATGTTTTCCTCCTATCGATTTAGAAACCAAGTTTATTTTTGAATATACTTTTTTTCTTCCGAATGAAGGATTGCTTGACAAACAACGGCATGATAAAGTACCCTATATGCTATGGCGGGATAAAGGCTTGATTACTTGTACTCCAGGTAATGTCATCGACTATGATTTTATCGAGGCTCACATATTGAAAGACGCCGAAGATTATCAAATTAGGGAACTCGCGTATGATCCGTATAACTCAACGGAAATATGCAACCATCTACAAAACGAAGGTCTCCCGCTCGTACCCTTTAGACAGGGGTTCCTTTCCATGTCGCCGCCTTCCAAAGATTTTGAAAAGAAAATACTCGGCAAAGAATTAAACCATGGGGATAATCCAGTTATAAAATGGATGGTATCCTGTACCGAAATAGCAACCGATCCGGCAGGGAATATTAAACCGGTGAAACCCGACAGAACTAAAACGAACAAACGAATAGACGGCGTGGTTGCTTCAATCATGGCTCTTGACCGGGCAGCGCAAGCAACTATCCATTCATCAGCATACGAAACCAGAGGGGTACTATCCCTATGAAAATAAGCACAAGAATCAAGTCGGCTTATCAGGCTTTCCGCTCAGGCGAATACTGGCAGGTGCTAATCGATCAGGCAAATTTTAACAAAGTGAAATCAGGCGTGGCGGTGAACGATTCAACCGCGCTTACTTATTCTGCCGTGTGGGCAGCTATGTCTCTTATCACCGAGACGATGAGCACCGTACCCTTGCAGGTTTTCCAGCGGACAGATAAAGGGCGCGAAGTGTTACGGGATCATTCGTTGTATGATATTCTCCACGATCGGGCAAACCCGATTGATACCGCACAGGAATTTAGGGCGGAGTTTAACTGGAATTTAGAAATGACCGGCATTGGTTTAGCGGAGAAAGTGCGGACTGTTTCGTCAGGAAGATTAAAAGAATTATGGAATATCAACCCTGACGATTTACAGGAAATCAGACTTGACGGAGATGGCAGAATACGGTTCATTTTCCGAAATGGTAAAGACTATGGTGCTGATAAAATATTTTATTGTTACGGTGTTGGTAAGAAAGGATTACAACATCGGTCACGGCTCAAGGTTGCTTCCGAGGCAATCGGGCTGGGTTTGGCATCCGAAGAGTACGGAGCTCGGTTTTTTGGGCAAGGTACGAACCTTGGCGGATTTCTAGAGAGACCGGACAACCGCGGAAATTTAAAAAAAGAAGTATACGACCGGCTAAAAGAATCGGTCAATGAAAAATATGCAGGGCTTGGGAACGCGCACAAGTTGATAATCCTTGAGGATGGCATGACCTACAAGCGTGCCGATATGGCGAATGACGACGCGCAATTTTTAGAAACGCGCAAATTTCAGATTTCAGACATTGCACGGTTCTTTAACGTCAAGTCTTATATGTTAGGCGACCTTGAAAGAGCAACTTTTAGTAATATTGAAGCGCAGGGAATTGAGAACGTGACTTACTCTTGGCGACCGCGGGCAATCAGAATTGAACAGGCCATGAATCAACAATTGCTTTCCCCGGCAGAACAGAAAACTTTATATGTTGAACACAACTTAAACGGATTGATGCAGGGCGACCTGAAGAGTCAAGCCGAAGTGTGGAACTCACTCATGCAGGCAGGGATCTTAAACGCAAACGAGATCAGATCCATGATGAACATGAACGAGCAGGAAGGCGAACAAGGAAAGATTTACTACATGCCGTTAAATATGACCGACAAGGCAAAGGTAAACGAAGAGCCGGCGGCAGTTCCCACAGAGCCGAGATTTTCCAATTACTCAAAGATGTTGAGGGAAACACCAAAGGTTTATATGTTTCGGGCTGTAGCAAATGCAATTATGCCGGCATTTAAGGCGCAACTTAACAGGTTTGATGAGCAGGAATACACCAGACACATAGACGAATTGCTGAAATATCAGGAAAAACGAGCTGAAAAAGGCTTAAATATAGAACATGAAATAGTCAGAATGCGGAATGCTTTCATTTATTCCGCCATGCAAGCATCAGGAATTAAGAAAGTACAGTGGAAATCAAGGGAAGATTGCCCGCACTGCCGGCATTTAGACGGGAAAACGGTAGACATAGGGCAGAAGTTTGAGGATAATATTCTACATGCACCACTAAAAGAGGGGTGCAACTGTGACATAGGGGCTTATTATGAAAACTGAAAAAAGGTTTGTAGGTGCAGACAAAATAAAAACAAATGAGAAACTTGTCGAAGGGTATCCGATTGTTTACAATTCAAGAACATCAATTGGTGGCGAAGGTGGGTTTGATGAGATTGTGGAAAGAGGGGCTGCTACAAACTTTCTTAACAGAGAAGGAACTGATGAGGTTTTGCTTTTAAACCATAATAATGACAAACTATGTGCAAGGCGTTCAAACGGCAGTCTGACAGTTACCGAAGATGAGCATGGTATAAAGATGCTTGCTGATACTTCTGGATCTGTTTCGGGAAGAGAAGCCTATGAAATGGTTCAGAATAAACTGATTACCGGAATGTCTTTTGCGTTTAGTGTAAAAAGAGATACATGGACAAATGAAAAAAGCAGGGATTTAAGAACAATACATGAACTAGGCAGAATATACGATTATAGTATTGTAAATAATCCCGCATATTTAGAGACAGAAATACAGGCACGAAGTGCAGAAGATACAAAGAAATCACATGATACCGCAGTGGCGGAGGATGAACGCTTATTGAAGCCGGATTTTGATGAGTCGGTGCTGGAGCCGTATTACTTAGAATTAGAATTATTAGGAGAACAACCATGACATTAATGGAACGGCGCAACGAAGCGTCAAAACGGGTCAGGGATTTACTTGACCTTTGCAAAAAAGAAGCCCGCGGATTATCCGCAGAAGAAAAAACAATCCATCAGAACGCGGTCGCTGAAATAAACGACATGGACGAACTGATGAAATTCGAAGCAGATCAGGCGAAACGTGACGCACTTGGTGAGTCAATGCTTGCTGTAGAAAAACGTGAGTTTGTCCCTGAAAAAGGGAAGCAGGAAACCAAGAAGGTTAATGATGCCGAGGCTTTCAGAAACTTTACTGAGTACGGAATCGGAAACACTGAAACCCTTCCCAAAGAACTCAGAGCAATGACAACGATTACCGGTGCAACCGGTGGGTTTATGATTCCCGAGATCTTCTCGAAACAATTATTTTCATACGCAGCGGACGACAGCCCTACCCGTATGCTTTCGACACAGATTAACTGGAAAGGTGACGGAGCGTTTCCCGTAGTTACCGCGTTCGGAACTTCTTATCTTGTAACAGAAGGGTCAGATGTAACGACTACCAATCCAACACTCGCACAGAAAACCGTTTCCGGATTTCAATTGATGTACAACGTTGATGTACCAATCAAATTGATTAATAACTCAGCGTATCCTTTTGACTCTGAACTCTTAAAATGGTGGGGTATTTCAAACGCCAACAAAGAGGAAGATTTATACGCAGTCGGAGCCGGAACAACTGAACCTTACGGGCTTACCGTACTGGCAACAAACGGATCGGAGACCGCTGCCAATTCTGCAATATCTGCAAATGATGTTGTGGATTGGTACTATGATGTGCCTTTCAAATACCGCAAGAAATCAAGCTGGATTGTAAATGATTCAACCATCCTTCTGATTAGAAAGATTGTAAATGCAGTAACAACTTCCGGTGCAACTTCTTACGTATGGTCTCCCGGACTTGGCGGAGAACCTGACACCTTAATGGGCAGACCTATTTACCCATCAGACGGGATGGCAGCTCTCACAGCAGGCGGGAAAGTCGGTGTTTTCGGTGATATTTCACAGTATCAGGTTGTTGACTTTGGGTCACCTCTTTTGATAAGAGATCCTTACACCGTCGCAATTACCGGCAGAGTCAGATTTGTCGGCCACCGGCTCATTGATGCAGCTTTACCGGTAGCAGAAGCGATCGTTTCTCTCAGAATCATAGCATAGGGGGTAATTATGTCTAATATGATTGGCGAAAAATACAGAGTAGTGATGCCCCTTGTCGGACAAAGTATCTCAAATACGAATGTGACAGGAACGTATCACTCAATCGCGGGGATTACGCGCGTCCTTGCTATTATGGCAGGCGGCGCGGCAGCAGCAACAAAGACTTTCACCCTTGATATTCTAGAAGCTACAAGTATAGCCGGCGCGGGTGCGGCAAGTGTAGACTCCGCGGTCGGAACAGCTAACATCAAGGTTAAAAAAGTTACCGTCGCTCTTGCTTCAACCGGAACTGGTGACACGGTGACCGTAACTACGTATACAGGAGCTACGGTAATCGATACCGGAACATTTACGCAAGGCTCAACAGACGCGGCAGCCGGAACTTTCGCAAACGCGGCAGGACTTGTGCTCTGTATCGCGTATGCTTTTACTACTTGCTTGTCAGTAGCTTCAACCACGAATGTTCTAATTGACGCATACGACGGGTACTCGATCACTGTATCAAGTACCAATTCCGGTGGGACAATCACCGTAGCAACAAATGAAAGTGTGGTAATTGTTGATTTAAGCAGGGAAGATTTCGCTGCAACAACTACCCATATCGCACCGAAGGTCACGACTACAGGCGTGGGAATAATGAGCGTAGTATTTGTGATAGAAACCAGAAATCTACCGGTGACACAATCGGTAGCAGCAAGCTAAGCGTTGCTTAGTTAGAATATGGGGGTGGATACTATCCAGTAAAAGCCCCCGACTCTAGGAGGGGTTATATGAATATACAGGAAATTGAAGCAGAAAAAGAGAAGAAAAAGAAAGAAAAAGATGAGTATGACAGAACCCATTATGCGGGCAAGGAAATCAGCAAAAATATGATATGGGTAAGATTCAAGGAATCATTTTCCATGCACAACGGGAAGACTTGTATCAAGGGCGCAGAGGACACCATACAGGAAAATTACATAGCCGATCTTTTACGCGCTGACTACATCCTGCTTATCGAGCCTCCCGCAGGCGTGCAGCAGCACGAAACCGCAACCGCGAAAGGTAAAAAGGAAACGAGGTAAGAGATGAGTAATTTAATTTCGCGCCAATTATTAAAAGATATATTCGGCTATGAGGACTCTCGGGGATCTCAGGCTGACTTACTGATTAATTGGATCAGCCAAAAAGCCGTTGAAATAATCGGGCGTGAAATTATGACCTCTGCAAGAACTACGTATTTAGAAGGCTTAGGCTCAAACAAGATCATCTTACCGGTAATCCCTGTTACTACCATGACATCAATAACTTTAGATTCCGGGCATCTTTTCGCAGGTGATGCTTTGGCAACTACGGATTATTATATCGACATGGCTACCGGCATAGTGACCTTGTATAACACCTCTACCTCAACCGGGGTAAATACGATCAAAGTTGTGTACACCGCAGGATACACAGAGGCTACCTTACCGGCAAGTTTACAGCTCGCGTGCTTAGAAGCGGTTACGTGGAATATGTCAAGGATAACTGACAAGATGTTTGGTGTACGGAACGAAACCACCCCTGACGGAGTAAATCGAGCATATGAGATGGTTTTACCGTTAGGAACGCAGAGGGTTTTTGAATCATACAAGGATGTGAGGGTATAAATGCCGAGGGTCAAGATTGAGTTCAGCGATGAAGTCAGCGCAAAACTCTTGAAATATGCCGACCGTGCACCGGAAATGCTGGATAATGTGCTACTTAAAATATCGTCAGAAATGAAGATAGACGTCGACCGGGTTATACAGCAGAAATTTACTGAGAGAACCGGGAGGATGCGCAAGAATTTGAAGTATATCAAGCGCAGGCAGGGAGTGTATCAGCTTGCAGGTTCCAATCTTGCTAATGTATTTGAGAGAGGGGCTGAGATTTTCCCGAAGAACGGGGAGTTTTTA